TCCTAGTTGACCTCTAGACACTAAAACCTTTTCTGAATATGCGTTGTAATGATATACTGTTAAGTTATTGAACAGATTTGCCAGTTTTTCCCCATCCTTCTTCGCCAAATGTGTCACCCACGAATTCAAGTAACTCAGAATAGTTCTCTGGTTGCATCGACTGGTTATGCCCCTCAATATCCATCATAACAGCAAACATATCAGACTCTACAAGGTCTTGAGACATTTCATGCTGGATCTGTTTCCTTGCTTTATCTGTTATAGTCATACTCTGTTCTTCAAGGAAGTCAAGGAATAGTTTTGATTTTGCCATATATATACTCAATCTATGTTTTATTTTCGAGTTCGCAACACCGAACAATCTTCCTTCTGGTTTTGGTTCCTTCTCCTTCTCACATAACCGACACGGGAAAATTGCAGGACGTTCAAACTCACATGTATGTGTGTAATAAACGTCACTGCCTGATATTTCTGTGTTGATATCAAGTAGAAAATCCGGTGAATTGTAATCTTCATCACTCATAACTTGCATCAGTTCCCCTTGTGAGTCCTTTGGGCCGAAAGTAATATTTGTCTTCAAGGCACCTTTGTCCTTTGCATATTCAACTGGATTACCAGCATCAGTCCAATTGAAACATTTCCCGAATTTTAGGTTGTACCACCATAGTAACCCGTATGATTCGAACCCAGATATATCATTCTTTGTTGCTATGTTCTCTAGTAGAGTGATTTTGTTCTTTGGACCTAGGATGGTAGGTAGCACTGAGTTCCTTTTGAAATAATTTATAACGAATTCCCTCTTTGTTATTGCAACCAATTCCAGGAGGTTTTTCCTATCGATCTTCCTCTTTGTATGTGTCCTCTTTAAGAACTTCTTCACACCCTCTTCTGAATCAACCTCTGCAAAAAAAAGAAATTTATGCAAGGATGATGCTTCAAGCAAAGACACATCATCTAGAGCTCTCAGTAGACTGACAAGTCGAATAAAATAATGGTCACCTTCTGAAGGTATAACACCTGCCACAATCATCTGTATTGCTGATTTTGTGCTTAGCTTGTATCTACTCAGCTTGTCGCATACTGAAATCATA